CGCTGCGATCCTAAATACATGACATGGCTTCTCGATAACTCCCGCAAGCCTGAGCAATTCCATAGCGAGATTCAAAATACACTCAACGAAATGATGGAAATTGACGCATGACCACTCACCCGCCCACCACCGAACAATCCGCAATCCTCGACTTCGCTGCCACCTCCACTTCCAACCTTATGATCCGTGCATTCGCAGGGTGCGGCAAGACCTCCACCCTCGAAATGATCGACCGCCTACTTTCCTCCACCCCCAAAATGCTCCTCTGCTTCAACAAGGCCATCGCGACCGAAGCCAAGGAACGTATGCTGCCATCCACCGTTGTCAAAACCTTCAACGGTCTCGGCCATGGCATCTGGGCCGACGCAACCGGCCATCGCCTGACCCTCAACACCCGGAAAATCTCCGACATCTTCCGCAAGATCATCGACGATGCTCCTCGTCACGAGCGATCCGAACTCTGGGCAATCTCCGAGCAAGTCTACGCTGGTGTCAACTTCGCCCGAGCCATTGGCTACATCCCACCAAACCATGCCAAAGCCGACAAAGCTCTCTGCGATTTCTCCTCCGTCGTCCGCCTCCTCGACGAAACCCCGACCTCCGAAGTCCACGCCCTGATCGACAAAGTCCTCACCATCTCCATCACCCAAGCCTACGCAGGATCGGTTGACTTCAATGACCAAATCTATATGCCCGCACTGTTCTCCGGTGCGTATCCTACCTTTCCTCTCGTTCTTATCGACGAATACCAAGACCTGTCGCCAGTCAACCGTCGGATGGTGGAGAAGCTTTGCCGCCGATCTAGGCAAATTGGTGTCGGAGATGAGGCCCAGGCCATCTATGGTTTTCGTGGAGCCGATGAATCTTCTATGCCTACGGCTATCACTCAATTCGCAATGGAGGTTCTTCCCCTCTCAACCACCTTTCGGTGCCCGAGCCGAATTGTTGAAAACGTTCGTTGGCGCGTACCTAACTTCACAGCCTTTAACCAAGGCGGCACCGTTGAAACCCTCGACGAATTCGAACTCGAAGACCACTCCGCTGTGATCTGTCGCAACAACGCCCCGCTCCTAGCTGTCGCCATGAAGGAAGTCCTCAAAGGCAATACCGTGGATGTTTCCGGCGTTGACATCGGTGCCAAGGTAATCAAAACCATGGAGAAACTCGGCTCCGAAACCATGACCCAAGGCCAGACCATCTCTGCAATCAACGACTGGCTGGACGAGAAACTCTCCCTCGATTCCAAAACCGCTCGTGACCTCGCTGGCTGTATGGTTGAATTCGCCAAACACGGTAAGACCCTATCCGCAGCGATCGCCTACGCCAAGCACCTATTCGAAAACTCCCGCGGCACAATCCGCTTCATGACCGGCCACAAAGCCAAAGGCCTCGAATTCGACCATGTCTACCACCTAGAATCCGGTCTGCTCAAGCACAAAGACCAAGATGACAACGTCCACTACGTCATCGACTCCCGCCCCAAGCAAACCCTATCCTACATCAACGTACCAGCCCCGGAGATTGTGCTATGACCCTCACCGATCCACCAGAAACGCACATCGGCGATGACATCTACATCTCAGTCGATGGCGATATCCTTCGCATCGAGGCTCTCCACGAAGATGGTTGTGACATAATCTACCTCAACGAATCAAACTACATCGCCCTCGTTGAGTTTGTTCAAGCCCAACAAAAGGACTAGCCAAATGGCACTGTCTAACCAAATCGCAGCCTATTCCGACTGCGAGGACCTATTCACCCGAGCCAAAGCCGATCCCGTCGGTGCCCGAGCTTGCTTCGCAACCGATGCCCAAGCCAAATACTTCCGCTTGCGCCTCAACAACTACCGCGTCCTACTCCGCCGCGAATCCACCCGCATCTACGATCGCACCGACCCACTCTACGGCAAATCCGACTACGACGAATTCATCTGCCAAGTCAAGGAAGACGACGCTGGTGAATTCTGGGTCTACGTCTCTCGTACCAACAACGAAATCCTAGATATTCAACCTCTCTCGGAGGCAGTCAATGGCGTTGAAACCTGAACTACTCACGGCTTTGTTTGAAAAGGCTGCGGAGGAGGAACTCGGCCTTGTTATCGAGACCCAAAATCCCAAGCAGATGCAAATCCTTCTGTGTCACCACCGCAAGGAATACGGTCTGACCAAGTTCGAAAACCTCGTCGTTGCCATTCCATCTGAACCCAATACCGTCTTTATCTCCAAGAAATCGGTGGACCTCGATGCCTGAACTCCACCGAACCAACATCAACCTTCACGCTTCCGACGTCGCCTACTTCCAATCTCGCTATGGCTATGGATGGACCGAGAAAGTTCGCGACATCATCCACGATTGGGTCCGAACCAAAAATGCCATAGGCCCTGCATACACCGAATCGGCAAATTCGAAATTTTCTGGAAGCGAACTCGACGAACTCCTCAAGGAACAATCCGATGACTGACCGAGAAAGGGCTGAACATTATTTACAACGCAAAATAGCTGCCCAATTCAATGTAAGTCAGGGCACAATCTGGAATGTTCTAACAGGCACAAGAGGATATGCAGATGTCAACAGATCTTGATGAGCTCAACCGCCGCGATCCCCTCAAACTCTCCGACCAAGACATCGAAGAAATCATCGAGAACCATCGCAAAGCCCGGCGACGCAAAGCCGCTGGTGAGAAAGTCACCAAGCCTGCCCAGAACCTAGACTTCATCCTCAACAAACTCCAGATCGACAAACCAGCAGCCACCAGCGAACCCATCAAGCGGAGGATATAATCATGGAAAAGGAATTAGCTGATAAAATCAGAGCCCAACTCAAAGACACTCACGATCTTGAACTAGCTCTTCTTAACTGTCTCAAGTCCCAAAATCCAAACCCGATAGTAGCCATAATCGCATTAACAGAAGTCTTGGGGAATCTATTACAAAAGACCGGTAAAGAGGATAAAATCCTAGGCATATTCAATCTCGAAATCGCCATTAAAATGATCCGTGAAATCGCAACCAAGGCACCCTCCAATGGCTGACCAAACCCTCGACGAATCCACCCTCACAGTCGGCGCAACCTCCCCCTTCCTCCCCGGAACCAACATCCAATTTGCATGGGATTCCACCTCACTCGGCCTGATCAAAACCTGCCCACGCCTTTACCAACTCACCATGATCGAAGGCTGGACGCCTAAGGACGAATCAGTCCATCTCCGGTTCGGCATTGAATACCACACCGCGATGCAGGACTACGCTATCGCTATTGAGGAAGGTGACGACCACGACACAGCAACTCACAAGGTCGTCCGTGGCCTGATCGAACGCACAGCCGACTGGGTCGTTGATCGTGAGACAAAAGCTGGTAAGTACAAAAACCACGACACCCTCGTCTCCGTCGTCATCGACTACCTCGACCACTACAAAGACGACCCGGCCAAGACCTACATCAAATCTGATGGCACTCCCGCAGTCGAACTCAGCTTCCGGTTCGAACTCTCCTATGGCCCGACCTACATCGAATACGGTTCCGGCCCTGACGCAGATGGCATCGTCCGTGAGACCACAATCGAACACTACCAACCCTACATCCTCTGCGGCCATCTTGACCGTGTCGTAGAGTTCAACGATCAACTCATGGTGATGGACCACAAGACCACCACCACAACTCCGAGCGCGTACTACTTTGCCCAATACGAACCAAATAACCAGATGTCACTATACACACTGGCTGCTCAAATCCTCCTCGACACACCAATCAAAGGAGTCTGCATCTCCGCTGCACAAATCCTCCTCGAAAAACCCCACACCTTCGTCCGCGGTTTCACCTACCGAACTCCCGGACAAACCGAAGAGTGGATCAACGATGCCGGGCTCCACATGCTCAACGCCGAAAACTACGCCAAGATCAACTACTGGCCAATGAACGACACAGCCTGCGACAAGTTCGGCGGTTGCAAATTCCGGGGGATATGTTCCAAGGACCCAGAAGTCAGGGAAGTATTCCTCCGGAGCGACTTCCACCAACAAGCGCCAGAAGATCGTTGGAACCCATTGAGGAGTCGGTGACATGAACTGCATCGTCGTTCACGCTGTCGTTGAGAAATGCCAAGAGAAGTTTACCTACACTGACTGGGAGAAAACTCCCGAAGGCCCAACCAACAAGCGCAACTCCATCGGATGGTATATCCAATTCGTAGGTTCCTCCGAATCCATCCACCTATTCGACGCCGATCCGGGTTGGAAGCCGGGGGATAAAGTCACCATCACTTTCGAAAGGAAACCGACATGACCGATGTACCGCCGAAGAAAGAATCATCCATCCTCGCACTCAAGAACTCAGCGAAGCATCTCAATGAACTCTACAAAGAGATCGACAATGCAAATGAGGCAATCATCCGCGTCAAATCTATCCTTGAACAGATTCAAGGTAAACTTGGGGAAATTTATGTCCCTGTATACGATACCCAAGCCAGTAAATATATCCCAAGACTTTTATCAAGTGTTACCTCTGATCTAATAAAGACCTTAAACGCAGGGAAGATCAATGCCTAAACTCTCCGCTCACCAATCCAATTCTAACACCAAACTCCTCCTCATCGGCGATGCCAAGTCCGGCAAGACCGGTTCCCTCGTCTCCCTCGTCAAAGCTGGATACAAACTCCGCATCCTCGACTTCGACAACCTCCTCGATATCCTCAAGGGCATGATCGAGAAAGAATGTCCGGACAAGATCGACAACGTGGAGTTCCGTACCCTCCGCGATAAGATCAAATCCGGACCAGCCGGTGCAGTCATCGACGGACGCCCAAAGGCATGGATTGATGCGATCAAAATGTGCGATCATTGGAAGTACAAAGACGACGATGACACTGAAGTCGACCTTGGCAGACCCGCTGATTGGGGACCTGATTGTATCCTCGTCATCGATTCGCTCTCCCGTCTCTGCGATGCGGCATATGACTACCACGAATCTATCATCCCGGCAGGCAAAGGCGGCGCCATTGACGGTCGAGCGGTATATGGAAATGCTCAAGACGACATCGAAAAGTTCATCGCGTTGTTGACTTCTAAGGGAATGGCGACTAACATCATAGTAATCGCACACGTGAACTATCAAGAACAACCGGACAAAACAACCAAGGGATTCCCCCAGGGCGTCGGGCAGAAGCTGTCGCCGAAAATCCCCCAGTATTTCCCATCCGTCGTTCTCTACACACAACGGAACGGCAAGCGTACCATCCAGACCAACTCGACCCCGATGATGGACCTTGCTAATCCCAAGCCGTTCGCAATGGCCAAGGAATACCCAATCGAAACTGGCCTTGCAACATTCTTCGAAGTGCTTCGTGGTAAGCCTTCGGAGGAAATCAAGCCTGCCGCAACAACGAGGAAAGTACCCTGAACAACAACGCAACCTCTCTCCCACTTCCGCCCCAGTCCGGTATGAACCTTGAGCACATCCTCAATCTTCGTATCGGTTTGGATCAAATCAAACCCCCATCAAAGGATATCACCGAAGCCAAGAAACACCTCGATTCTATAATCCTCAACATCATCACCGGGCTCAAACCGATCCCTGCCAGCAAGGAAACCATGCAATGAACGATTCTCCCAACTTCGCATCCATCCTCGATGAAGCCCCGACCGAAATCGAACGTCCGAAACCGCTCCCTGTCGGCACATACGTCTGCGTTGTCCAAGGTCAGCCTTCGTACGACAAGTCTAACAAGAAAGGCACGCCGTTCGTGGAGTTCACTCTGCGCCCGGTCGCTGCGGAAGAAGACGTCGATGCTGATGACCTCGCTGCAATGGGTGGCTTCGACGGTAAGACCATAAAAGCTACCTTCTACCTGACTGAAGACGCAGTGTTCCGGCTCGACGAGTTTCATGAGCACTGTGGCATTGACATTAGTGAGCCTGCTTCGCGGAAGGTTCGCAACGATGCTGTCGTAAACGCTCAGGTTTGTGCAGTGATCAAGCACGAAATGTCGCAGGATGGGTCGCAGACATTTGCTCGTCTGTCCCGTACCGCGAAGGCGCAGGATTGATCTAACCGGGAGGGGTTAACAGCCCCTCCCAACCTTAGGGGGAAGAGATGAATCAAGATTTTGATAAGCTTGCCAACTATGGCGGAGACACTCCAGTGACATACACGACAGCCGATCTATTAACCGAACGCGGTAAGACCCACGGCGACTTCGATATACATGCGCATGTCACACAGGAAATAAAAGAGATAATCTACAAATCCAGCAAGCCCCAACACAATCATATGATGCTTGAATCCCTTGAAATGATCGCGCACAAGATCGGTCGTATTATGGCAGGCGACCCAGACTTCCGTGATCACTGGGATGACATCGCCGGCTATGCCAAACTCGTTGCGGACCGTTGCACCAAATGAAACCCATCATCCTCGTCGGCGAAGCTTATTCCGATTCCGACTTTCGCTGTCAACGTCCGTTCTCTGGATCAACCGGCATTGAACTCTTCCGCATGCTCAACGAGGCTGGCATCGTCACCGCCACTTCCCTCGACCGCGAACTCATCAACAAGTTCTACGCCGAATCCGACCCTGCCATAACCGCCACATTATGGTCACTACACTCCGAAGTCTACCTCACCAACGTCTTCAACGACAAGCCCACTCGCAACGATATGGAGTATTTCTGTGGACCCAAAGCCGAAGGTATCCCCGGATACCCACCACTCCTCAAATCCAAATACGTCAGGCAAGAATTCGAACCGCATCTCGATCGGCTTGCTGCTGAAATTCTTGATCGCGATCCTAATCTGGTTATATGCCTTGGGAATACTGCTCTTTGGGCTTTGGCCGGGCGCACGGGGATCATGAAGATTCGCGGCACAACCCTCTACTCCACACACACAGTCGCAGACTTCAAACTCCTACCCACCTACCACCCATCCGCAGTAAACCGCCAGTGGGAAAATCGACCGACGGTAATCGCTGATTTTATGAAAGCTAAAAGGGAGGCTAAGCATGGACAGATCATCAGACCAGAACGAGAGATATGGATTGAGCCCAGTCTCAGCGACATACTCCAGTTTGAATCCGAACACATACGAGGCTGCGACCTACTATCTGTTGACATTGAGACGAGCGGATCACGCATTACGTGTATTGGATTCGCTCCTTCCCCACGAATTGCAATCGTTATTCCTTTCGATGACGCCAGAGCAAAGAACGGAAATTATTGGGAGACTAAAGAGGATGAGCGTGAATGCTGGCGCATTGTGCGAAGAATTCTCAATGATCCGAGTACCCCTAAACTCTTTCAAAATGGAATGTTCGACATTGCCTTCCTCTGGCGAGCCTACGGAATCAAAACCATGAATGCAGCGGAGGATACGATGTTGTTGCAGCATGCCATACAACCGGAAGCATTGAAGGGTCTAGGGTATCTGGGCTCGATTTATTCGGATGAAGGTAGCTGGAAGCATATGAGGAAGAAAGACGAAACGATCAAGAGGGACGCATGACATGCAGGGTCAATACATCTACTACAAACAATCAGGAAAGTTCTATACTTCACACTCGGGAGAAATCCCCGATGAGCTTTTCCAGCCATACTATGAAGGTTCTGAGATCAGCCGGGTTAAACTTGCTGAACGATTCAATGGGAAGTTTCCCGGACTGAATACCACTGCCGATAACTTCTTCGTGGCCATAATCCCAGATGATGGTGATCATAATGGCTGGCCTCTATTGTGGCATCCTGTGTCATGAAGATAATTAAAACCCACGAAATGGACCCAGACCAACTGACCGAATTCGAACGGGACTGCGTCTACAACGGCCTCGACTGCTGCGTGACCCGTGACGTATTCGACGGCCTCCATCCACAACTCGACAACCACACAGGCGGGACCTATGCCTTCTCCAAGTCCCTCCAAGCCCCGACCTTAGAAATGCGATGCAGAGGAGTGCTGGTAGATGACCAACGAAAAGCCGAAGTCATCGATGAATACTTCGAAATCATGGAAAGAGTTGAACGACAGCTCAACCGAATTGTATTTGAAGGCGTTGGTCTGGAATCGTTCAACTGGCGAAGCCACAGTGACCTACGAAAATTGTTTTATGACACGCTCGGAATTCCCCCTATTCGTAAGCAAGGTCGCCCAACAACAGACCGTGGTGCTAGAGAAAAACTCGCTGTCTACCCAGTCGCCCAACAACTTGTCTCCCACATCAATATCCTCACCACACTCGGAGACAAAATTTCCGTACTCCGCACAGCGATTGATCCAGATGGACGAATCCGAAGCAGCTATAATATTGCCGGTACTTCGACCGGACGTTTCTCATCATCAGCTTCGGAATTCGGAACTGGAGGTAATCTTCAGAATGTGGAAGAGAGCCTACGGAGTATTTTCATCTCCGATCCCGGAATGAAATTCGCCAAATGCGATGCCAAATCCGGCGAGTCCTTCTGCGTCGGAGCAATCGAATGGAACCTATTCAATGACGGACGCTTCCTCGACGCCTGTGAATCTGGTGACCCTCACACAGCAGTTGCTCGCATTTGCTGGCCATCTCTCCCTTGGACAGGTGACCTCAAACGAGATAAAGATATCGCAGAGCAACCATACTACCGCCATTACACTTACCGTTTCATGTGCAAAAAGCTCGGGCATGGATGCCTTACCCCCGACCATGAGGTCCTTACACGAACTGGGTGGGTAGCCATCAGCGATAGACCTGACGAAATAATGATCTGGAATGAACACTCGTCAGGATTTGCTCCGGTATTGGGTTGGACTGATTTTGAATACACAGGCGATCTACATACATTCGCCGGTAATTCAATCTCGGCGGTTATGACCTCAGACCACCGTATTCCTTACAAGAAAGACTCACGCCAAGAGGAAATCTATGAGGCCAGAGCTGATCGTGGACCTCAAGCAAAGATGCCGCTAGGTGATGATTACGAAGGTGGGCTTGTGACAGTTCCTGCTAGGTTAATCGCAGCGGTGATGGCTGATGGCAATATCACTGACTATGGTGTAGACTTCCACTTTAAGAAGCCTCGCAAGATCGATCGCTTATGTGATCTATGTGACCTCGCCGGTTATGATTACAACGTCTACAACAACGCCGATGGCACCACCAAAATCAACGTCAAAGCCTTCGGTTTACCAAAACATCCCGGCGCATTTATGTTCGAATGGACCGCTCGCTGCCTCCGAGATTTCCTCGATGAACTTAAATACTGGGACGGACATATTGGCGACACGTCAGTCTCAATATCCTCCACTAAATTCGCTGACTTAGAATGGTACCAAACCTTCGGTCGAATCCTTGGTATCGGTGGTTCCATCAGTAAACCTTACACCTCTGGCTTTGGCTCCACCGTCTACCGACTACAACAAAACAATCGCAAATGGGCCTCAGGTTCATCCATCGAATGGAGTTCATGCAATGTCACAAGACAAAGAGTTCTCTGCCCAACTGTCCATTCCGGATGGTTCTACGTTAGACATAAAGGTAAAATATTCATCACCGGAAATTCCAATTACGGAGGCCGTCCCGAAACCCTCGCCGAACAAGCCAAGCTCGATATCTCCGTCGTCCGAGATTTCCAACCTAAATACTTTGCAGCTTTCCCTGCACACCAGCGATGGCAAAAATATGTCGATGAAACTCTGCGTCGACAGGGATACCTTGTTAGCCTTCTTGGAAGAAAGCGCTGGTTCTTTGGCAGACGTAACGATCCATCTACCCTTAGAGAAGCCATCGCGTATGATCCACAGTCGAGTCTGGCTGAACTGGTCAACCAAGCTATGCTCAATATTTGGAGACAAGATATAGCCGCTATCATGATGCACGACCACGACGCCCTTACATTCATGTACCCAGAAAAAGACGAAGACATCATCATCCCACAGATCATGGCCAACCTCTCGATCCCCGTAGAACTCAACGGAGGTCGCATCATGCGAATCCCATACGACTGCAAAATTGGGTATAATAAAGGCGACTATGACCCAGTTAAAAATCCCAACGGACTGAAGGATTACAATGGAACAGATACAAGAAAACGACAACCGCAAGTTGGTATCCTCGACAGAGTTGTCCGTAAGGGAACTACATAGGCAGCTTGATTATGATCCTGAGACAGGTATCTTCAAGCGTAAGATACAACTCAATAATCAATTCATCGGTACCATCTGCGGATCAGAACGTACTGATGGATATCTTATGATAATGGTATGCAGTAAACGCTATCTTGCACATAGACTAGCATGGTTCTATATGCATGGTGTGTGGCCCAAACTCATTGACCATGTAAATGGTATCCGGTGCGATAATCGAATATGTAATTTACGTGACGTTAATCATTCACAGAACAATATGAACAGAGGTACGCAAGTAAACAATGCTCTAGGTATACGCGGTATAAAGAAACACGGGAATAAATTCATAGCCCGCATAGCAGTAAACGGCACAACACACTATCTGGGTTTATTCCCTACTATCGAGGAAGCTGGGGCAGCATATGAAAACGCCGCGAAAAGATATTTTGGGGAACACGCCTTCACAACCAAAGCGCAAACTTGAAAGTTGGATCGAATCGTTCGTAAAGGAAACTAAAAACCTACACGCACCCGAAATCTTTCGTCGTTGGGCTGCGATCACCACAATATCCGCTGTACTTGAGCAGAAGGTTTGGGTAACAACCTCTCGCCCACTGTTCCCGAATATCTTCGCATTCCTCGTCGGGCATCCGGGTGTGGGTAAATCACGCACTATGTCCGAGGTTCGGCATATCGTGCAAAAGATTCCAGACTTCCATCTAGCGCCAATCTCGATGACATTCGCAAGCCTTGTGGATACACTCGTAACCGCCAAACGCAACATCATCCGTCCCAGCGAAGAACAGCTTGAATACAATTCCATGTACATTTGTGCAGACGAACTCGGTGCATTCATCCACAAGTACGACAACGAGATGATCGACGGACTTTCGGCCTTCTACGACCCTGCGCCTTATCAACAAGTCCGCCGTACTTCCGACCTCAAGATCAAGATCGCCAGCCCACAACTCAACATCCTCTGCGGTACAACTCCACAGAACCTTACCGACCTAATGCCTGAGAAAGCATGGGGTCAAGGTTTCACCTCCCGTCTAATCATGATCTTCTCTGACGAAAGGATAATCGGAGATGACTTCGCGCCAGAAGACAAACGCGACACCACAAACCTTGAACATGACATTGCTATTATCAACGGTCTTATCGGGCAGTTTACAGTTACTGAGGAGTACCGAGAGGCTGTTAATAATTGGCGAGCATTGGGCGAGCCCCCAATACCTGCCCACCCAAAACTCATACATTACGTCACTCGTCGCCGCACGCACCTATACAAACTCTCAATGGTATCTGCAATTGATCGTTCCAATGCTCTCATTCTTACCAGAGCGGACTTCAACCGAGCCATGGGATGGCTACTCGAAGCCGAAGGAACAATGGGAGAAATCTTCAAGGCAGGTGCAACAAATGCTGATGCTCAGGCCATGGAAGAGATTATTCACTTCATTAAAATCAATGATAAAGGAATGGGAGTCAGCGAACAGAAGATCACCCGGTTCGCTGCCGATCGAATACCTATACACTCAATCCTACGCACAATTGAAATCCTAGAGAAGTCAGGACAGATTGATCTTCGGGGTGTAGATCGCGCCACGAAGTTCAGGTACTTTACCGTAGCCCAGCAAGTATAGGAGAAGCATGGCATCACTCGATAGAAACTGGCTTAAAATTGAACTTGCTTCCATCGAGATTGAATCCTTAGCATGGCCTCAATGGATGCATGATTGTCTGGGTAATATTCGATCACAAATCAAAAGGGGAAAGCAAATGCTACCACATCAAGAACGTGTTGTTGCCGAAGAGAAAGAACTCTCGGAGAAGTTTGATAAGCTTGGGGTGTTCATTGGGTCCGAGGAGTTTGCAGCCTTGGACAACATCGAACGTGATCTGCTCAGTCAGCAACACGATACCATGCGCGAGTATCGCAGCATACTTAGATCACGAATCGAAAGGTTTACCCCGAAGAACAGGAAAGCGTGAGATAAAAAAGCCCCGGAGCCACAAAGCCCCGGGGCAAGTCACTTTGCGTAGAACTGCGTGCGCAGTATTCGCCCAACGGGTGTTAAGCGAATTCTAAGGCTTCCACTTAGGTGGGAAGTTAGCCCATAACCAAGCACCGAATGCCAGCAGCGTTGACCAAGCCGCAGCAATCATCCCGAGAATTGTATTGACCTTATCCCTAGATTTCTCTAAGGATGCAATCCGATTATCATGACCATCAATGCGACCTGCGTCAGAAGTAAGCCGCTCATGTATATTAACTTGCCTTTCTTCCATATGTACCATAGTAATCCGTGCGTGGTGTATTGCCTCTGTTTGCTCATCTTGTTTCTTCTCGATGGCTTCCAGCTTGTTGTAAAGCTGGGCGAAAAGTCCCGTTGCAGGCACGTTTGTCAGGTCATTCATTTCCCCACACCCTGTTGACAGCGATCTTTCCATTTGGCAAATTCTCTCGCAGCTTGTATCTGCGTTTCTTTTGTATCCTGTCGCGACGGCCTGACTGGTTTTGCTATTTGGCAGTATGTATCCAGTGGTGCCTTAGGAGCATCCGCAGGTTGACACACCATTAAGATAATCCCAAAGCACCACTGCATATCAGTCTCTCCTAAAGAGTTCTGGGTCGAACTCACCTTGTCTTGCATTTTCCTCAGCGAGTTCGCCCGCTCGGATTGCTTTTGTGATTGACTCGTTTGCCTTTTGCATCGCGTCCGAGACAGCTTTTAGCTCTCCCTGTTTGAACACTTGCGCATCATGCAAAGTCGCCGTCAACCACTGAGCTAGCCTAACTAGGCCAAGGGCGAGGTTCAGCCATGTCATACAGGAACCTTGCGGGTATTCCACGAGGTCCAGATGGTGTAGCCGGTGGTAGCGAGAGCCATGACAGCGCCCGATACTGCCGTCCATTCACCTTCGGAAATCTTCCCGGTCGCAGCGAGATAAACCCCGAGCATCTGCAAGGCGGTTCGCAGCAGTCGTGCTACAACTTCACTGTTCATGCTACTTCTCCTTTTGGTGCTCCGGCTTTGAACTGGAGCATTTCACTGGCCCTACGACCAATGATCTCTTTCGGCTTGTTCCACATGAGGAAAGCCTTGGCTGCGCCTTCGCGATCGCCTGCGTTTAGTTTACGAACAACAGTGGATCGCTTGAATCCACCCTGCCCAATGTTAAAGCACAACGAAACCAGCGCATCGAATTCTTGTTGGGTGATCGTGATTTTCACCGCGTCATTCACAGCATTCTCATACTGTACGATATCGCGCGAGAATATCTCGTCACATTCTTCTTCGGTGATTCGTAGTGTGGATGTGACCTTCGGGGCACCTGCTGCGGATGTATGGCCGACACCGATCGTCCACACACCAACACTATCCTTGTACGCCTTCAACCGAACTCCCTCGCGTGTTTGCAAAAGCTTACGTCCGTGTTTCGACATTCGCATGCTACACTCCTATTTCTTCAATCGGGCTTCACCGGTCTGGAACCCTCGGACATATTCAATGATATTCCTCGGCCGCTGTCTCCCTGCGTTGACGTCATAGGTGAACTGTGAAGTTTTACCAATCTGACCTAAAGGCAAGCCTGTGGAAAGACCAACGAGATTGGCTGCGTGAGTGATCGGCTTCTCCACTTTCTTACCTTGGTAGGCTTTCTTGGCGTCTTTGATGGCAGAGTCGGAAGCTGTGATTAGGCTAGTGAATGGGACGCGTGGATTAAAGCCTTCACCGAAGTAAGCTGCCGCAGCGTTACCAACCGGGATCATCTGGAACGGTGCCATTACGATCGACTTCGCTACGATCTTAAACCACGAATCACCTTCTTTTGACTGGTTAAAGAGCAATGCTCCGAGAGCGATGTTAACGCCATAGGTGCCAGCAAATGCCTCCAACGCCCGAGCATATTCCCCTCGCCTGATCTGGCCCGGAATCTGTCGCTGCCAGTTGTACTGCATGTTGAAGTATCCTTGAAACACCGTGAGCATTTTCATCGCTTCGGAGTTCGGGTTCATCATAGCAGAGGAATCAGCGATTGAAGCAGTACCATGCTGCTGGCGCACGTAAGAATCCGCAACAGTAATCGCCTGTTCCTTCGTCATCCCCTTCGCCATGGCCCGCTGGTATTCATTCCAGAAAGTCGCTGCACGGAACTGTTGCGACATTTTCACTGGGATCGCATAGCCCCATTCAACAGCCTTCCTCCGGACCTGATCAAACCCTGAGTTGTTCACCACCTTCGCCATCGCATCGGAGTAATCACGATCGAGATTGTAAACAAGATGCTTCACCTCTTTCGAATTCTCCATCACGAACTTCATGTTGTTCTTGTAGTCCGCGGTGAAGCGAGCCCATGTGACAGGATTCGGCACGCCCATATCCGGCGAGAGGATGACCTTATAGTTGAACGGCAGGGTATGGCCCACAAGGTTCACACGCATCCGGCGAAGGAAGCTGTTGATTGCTGAGGCTGCCCGGTCGTCCATGGAATACTGATAGGAAATCCGCTTGAGCCACGGCTCCATCTGCGCATCGTATTCCACACCGTAGTGCTTCTTGATCGCTGCTTTGATATCCTTGTCGAATAGGATTTTCGCCGCCTGCCCAACCGCCTCGCGATAAGCAATATCGTGCATGGTCTGTTGCATCGTCCCGGCTGCCTGTTCCAGCGAGCGGGAGATATCAACAAAATCCACATACCCGGTACGATCCTTGAGATGTGACTTCGCTGTGGCTGCACGGAAATATTTCTCGTCCATGAGTCTAGACCCCGATGCCCGGTCTTGTATTGCATCCATGTTCGATCCGAGTTTGTCGTACTTTACCGGCCAATACCCACCTTCAAGCTCACCAAACTTGGTCATAACCTTCTCAGGCTTGATCAGCTTCGGTGCGATCCCTGTGGTATTCCGGGCCACACGATCCATCTCAGGTTGCCACTTTTTGAAGGGCTCCCACATGTGTTTGACGAAATCCCAATCTTCCGCGGTTGCGTGCTTGTCGATCATCTGCTTGATCGCAGCTTCCATCAGACCGAGTTCTTCCTTTGAGGCCCTTCGTCCGTGTCGAACAAAGAAAGCACCACCAGCGAACTTCTCAATATTCGACCGCGAGCCCCAATTCAGCATCACCTGAATCAGGTTCTCCCTTGTCATATCATACATGGTCCCATTATGCGGGTCCCATATGACATTGTTCTCGATAGTGTCATCCAGCGACTTGCGCCATTTCCGGCCGAACTGCTTCTCGATTCCTTTGAAATACTTCGCAAGGTCCTCAGCCATGGTGTTAAACTTAGACTTCGATGTTTCCATCTGATGCATGACGCCAGACCACAACGGGCCCAGGTCCTGCCTCAAATCCAAGTCCTTGATGACTTCCTCGGTACGCGTCAGCCAGCCATCGTATTGATACATCCAACGGCCTTTGCCTTCCTTCTGCTCGGCGCGTGTCCGGGGAGGAAGCTGTTGGATATTGGCGATGACTTCGGCCTTATAGTCACGGAAGTCCCTAGCCGCACCATCAAGCTCTACCCGATGTTGCTTGCGCCCGATCCAATTCAGCGACTTGATCGCATCGTGGAATTCATTGAATTCAGCAGCAGTCATCTGATCAAGTGGCTTGGCACCTTCCTTAATCAATGCCTCGCTGACGATCGGCTCATACCCATCCCGGTACACGCGATCGACAAACTTCTCCATTGATCCTTCGCCATGGAATTCGATACCACGTGCGATCTGTTCCGGAGAAAGCCTTGTCTTGAACCCGGCCTCTTGCAACAACCCCTGCACATACGGGATAAATTCCGGAGCCGGGCCTTTGGTTTCCCGCGCAAGATATGGCTTAGCGATCTTATCCAAATCAACCTTTGCCTTTTCCAGATCAATCGCCATCCGGGTAATCAGCGAAGTGAGGTATTTCTTCTGTAGGCTCACCAACGCGCCAGCCTGATCGCCGTTGATAAGGGCTCGTTCTGCATCGCGGCCATGCTTACCAACATTCGCCATAAGCTTGTCCGAGCGAATGTCCGAGACCTTCATCCCTGCGAACAGCCGTTCCGCCTCGGCCCTAGCCACGTCCTTGTCAATAACCTTGATCCCAGCTTGCATAGCCGCAGCTTGCAACTCCTCCGCGATCAGGTTTAGGTTCGTCTCCGAGAACGCCCGATCCGCAGCAGCGGTCATGATATTGTCATCAAGATTTCCGTGGCGTTGTTGCATCAGCCGAGCTGCTTCGGTATTTACCTGCTCCTTAAGGAAATCCTGCGAGGACTTTGTCCCGCGCTCCTTGTTATAAGCAACCAACGCCTCAACCAGAGCATCCTTATTTGGGAACCCGAACAGTTGTGCAGTGGCATCCGCAGGGAGCCCTGAGTGCGAAACGTATTGCTTCGGCAATGCAGCCGCTTGCTCAGGAGTCAAGTCATCAACATTCAGACTATACCGCTGGCGAATCTTCGTTCCATGCAACTCCCCGGAGCCGAAGAATAGATCGGCCGCTACGTCTGGGCGTTGTTTAATTGTTTCCTCAACTTCAATTCGGGTTTCTTTCAGTTGTTCACGCCATTCGGCAGTCAGGGTTTTCTTCTCAAGCTTTTCTGCACGAGCCTGTGCTGCCTCAAGGTCTTCCTTAAACCTCGCTTGGATTTGCTCTTGCAGCTTACGGTAGGTCTTTACATCGAGACCAGTGGCGTTAGCCCGGAGAGTTTCCATGCGTTCGGCGATGGCAGGGTCTGGCTCAGTCATCAACCTCGGATCAAAGGCACCCTCCACTTTAGGTTTGAAATCCGTTCGCTTGCCGATTTCTCCGCTATACGCCTGACCGAACAATTCCTCCCAAGTAGGTTCCTTGCCAGTAAGTTCAGCGTACTTAGCCTTAATCCGCTCCCAGAGTTCCGCAAGACGTTCAAACACACCAGTCACCGGAGTTTTCACACCGGAGTTGGCAGGACGATTCGCTGCCCAGTCCCGGAAGGCCTCTGCAATTGATTCTTCCAGTTTGAGGAATTCGCTGCCTTTGCTGTAACGAGTATCAATATCATACCGCTCGATCCAGCCTTCCTCCCTAGCAGCCTTAACCAACGCCGCCCATTCGGAATCCTTGAAGAATCCATACTGACGAAGCATGTGAATAGATTCATGCCGAGCCGTACCTACCGCATCACGGGAGAATAGGTCAATGATAATATGCGGCAGCCGATCGCGGTACTGCATAAACACGCCGCGAGTCTTCTGACCCTTTGTTGCTTCGATCTTCGTCGCGGGAACGAATACAGCGTTATCACCTACGATCAGCTTAAGCTCATCCTCCACGATCTTTGCCATGTTCTGCACATTCGCAGGCATGGATTCAAGCGGGGGCACGTGGGCGTAAACAGTAGGATGGAACTGCCTGCGCTCAGAGGCTTTCAGAATCTCCATAAACGCAGTGGTTTCACCTACAGGCTCGACCACACCCCAACCATCCGGGGCGGAAAGTTTGACCTCTGGGTGTGCTGTGGGACCATCATATGTACCAGCTTGACCTCTCGCACCAGACACCCGATGCCCAGTGACCGTCTCATATTCGGGATACATTTCCTTGAGTTGACGCTTGAGATCGCGGATTGCTGACGGGCCAAAGCCGTTGATATCGGCGCCTTGGATCATGTCGATGTAAAGAGTCTTGGTGCCCGGACGCGGTTCGACTATGATGTAACCCGCAGGTTTTCCATCCGCATCATGAATCACAAGCTCATCTTGAAAGTCACTAAACCGCTCTTCCGACTTCCTTAACTCAACCTTCCGATCCCCGTTTGCAAACATCGGTTCCAGATCAGCCACGTCCCTAATCTGTGGCAACGCTGCATCCACCACAGGCCGAGGCTCTGCGATCTGCGTAGCTTCCCTCGCTGTAACCCCACCGGGCCACATGCGAATGTCCTCATTCAAAGCTTTCGCGAGTGCCGGGTCAACCCGTGATACCCAAGCTGCCGTAGGAATGTATACGTCTTCCCCAGTAAGCCGAGCAGCTTCCAGCTTATCAGCAATACCATCCACCCAACCGAGAAGACCATCATTAGGCTCAGGTATACGATCCCTATAAAGCTCAGCAATACGATCGCCTGCAATTCCAATGGTAGAGTTTCCATAGTGTTGCCCCGCGAATTGTTGAAACATCTCGGGCGATCGTTCGCGTGTTGCAGATTGTGCGGCAATTGCGAGATCGTTTTCGAGTGAGGTTAGTGCTTCGACGTTGGCATCGGCTTTGAGCTTGTCGAGATGGGGGTGGATACCCTTCGGTGGCTCTATCCCATTCGACACCCAAGGCTCAGCTTTGATCGCTGCCCCAATTTCCGGGTTCTTCATAGCCTTCGCAAGCTGAGCGCCTTTGAATTGCCTTACGCCCGCAGCGGATATACCGGCAGCTATCGGCGGTTGGTTGAACTTCATCTCCACGATAGCTTTAATAGCCTTACCAAAGCCCTTGGAACCGTAGCGGTCGATGCTGTTTGGGAGAGAGTCGCCAATGGTCTGTTCGTACAGGCTCTCGCCCATGGTTCCGACACCCTCGATAACGCCTTTCATGACTGCGCCTAGGGATTTGATACCGATCTGGCCTGAGAGGTACATGAGGCGATAGAGAGCGCCGGAGGCAGAACCCGGTGTTGCCATCAGATCGTCGATGGGCTTGTAGCCGATCGCGGAGGAAAGCGGACCACCCCAACCTTCTTGAAGTCCTTCGACCGCAGCTTCTGTCGCAGCTGTCGTAGCCCTGGCAACAATCAACAACGGATTGTATTTGCCCATTGTTTTTTGGGCAGATTGCGAGAACTCATCGAGATTGCCGTAGTCATCATTCGATACAATCGAGGCCATTGGTGAGCCTTGGATGTATTGATTGATATAGGAATTCCCACGGATGATGTTGGTTGCAGTCTGGAGGCGGACTACGTTATCAAATTCCGGATCATTGTAGATCGCAGCTGGCGGCAGGCCGGTAGCTTGGGCAAGTTGGATCGCACGAACGCCTGTGGCCGGGTTCTCGGTCAGGTTCGATGCAGCGATTTCAGGGCCTGCGTTCTCTACATCCCGAATCGCTTGGGTGTAATCGTAGTCATCACCCTCGGGCTCTACCGGATCGATTTGGTTTAGGTTTTCCATCACTGTGCCCTGTCTGGAACTTTTAGCTTACTTCCGTAGAGACTTTGATAGTATTGATTCGAAAGCCTGCGCGCATAAATCCTGCGAATCTCTTCATCAGTCGGATCGGTATTAGGTTTATCCTTCTTATACATCTGAATAATGGTTTCGCGGTCACGATCCGGGACTGGAGCTTTAAAGGTCGGAGCTTTACCACTCCAACCAATCCAATTCTTATAGGCTTTATCACGTATAATAACCTGCGCCGCCTCTTGGTATTCCTTCGTTGTAAGCGGCCGCTTGAGTTCTGCCATACGATCTTCAATAATCCCGGCAAGCTGGCCACGAAACGATGCAAGGCCTTCCTTGTCGTCAGCTTGTGTAATTTTAAGGGCATTTAATTGCGGTGCAATTGCTCGCATTGCGGCATTTATGTTGGGAGCTTTGAGTGCGTCCTTCAACAACTTCGCTTGCATAGTTTGCAAAGCTTGTCTTTGAGACGCAGGCATTTCCAAAGCGCCAATGTTCATTGAAAGAATCTCATCGCGCTGATCCTGTGTCATATTAGGATCGAGCATAGCTCCTCGTAGACCCATGAACTTGGCTTGATTTTCTGGGGTAGAAGTATAACCACCGCGAGCATTGGCTTCGAGTGTTCGCATATACGCTTTCTTCGTGGTCTCAGGCATAGCATCCCAAGCGGCCCGGCGTTCGGGTGTGTCGAGGAGTTCTTCTTCGGAAGAGATAAGCTTGCCGCCGGGACCACGTTCGTTGAGGCGAGCCGTTATGATTTGAGTAGCCCGAATGGTTTCATTTCGTTCTTGTTGTTGCTGGCGGGTTTTACGGAGTTGAATTTGTTGTGAAGTCCGGTCCGCAAGTTCCGGATCAGGATCAATCGCACTGACACGCTGACGACCTACCTCATCAAGTTCCGACCGAGTGGCTTTAGCAGCAAGTCGTTTGTTAAGTGCAATCAAATCAGCAGGTGTTGAATTCACCTTGCCTGGATTCTGCTTCCGCCATTCTTCATAAGCTGCATTGAAAGAACCTTTCTCCGTTTGGATAGGATTAAAGGTTGCTTTGAACAAATCATCTTGTGCCTTGGGATTCGCAAGGAATTCATCCTTGGTCATCACAGGCATGTTAGCCCGCCGAAGCAACTGCCCAAGATTCTGCTCAGCAACACCATACTTCCCGAGCAAAGGATTGTTTTCTGTCTTGCCGGGTTCGACTGATTGATAACTCCGATCAGTACCAATGGCTTCGGCAGCTTGTGTGGGCGAAGCAATACGCCCACCAATTGCTAAGTTCTCACCCGATACAGTAGCCCTTGCAACATCCGCAGCTGTACGTGCGTTGAGCTTCATCCGAACAAAGGTATCGGCTTGCGCTATATGATCCCCAACAAGCCGACCTTTCTTCTTCTCCTCATCAATGAATTGACGGGCTGCAACCGGATCAGACTCTGCTAAAGCCTTCGCACGCTTTAGAGCCAACTCAGAGTTGGTCTGTTGGATCGCAAGCTGAGTTACCTCTGGCGGCTTGCCGAGAGAATTAGCATTTATCTCTTGTTCATTGCTTCGCAGGCCAGCTTCGTAGTTCTCTCGGCTCTGTGGGTTAGACATAACCGCGACTTGGTTTGCCGCTACACGAGCATTCGATGCAGCTTGGATAAACTGGCGATTTTGTGTGGCAGCATGATCTGCCGCGGACATAACTGTACGGGCTTGTTGAAGGCGAGTTTCGTTGTCGAAGGCTCGTTGAGCGTATGGAGAGGTGAGTGCTTCCCTTTGCTTCGCCCTGAGCGCATTCAATTCCGCAACAAACTTAGGCTGCTCAGCAACAGCAGCGTCACCTTGCAAGGTCTTATACTGAGCCCACTTCTCACCAAGCTGCGTCATGAAGTCCGCGGTTGCAGCTGTGGCCTTAGCTTGCTCGTTAACCGTCTGCATCGCCACAGCGCGATCG